CCGCTGGAAGGTTGTTGCCCTGTGTTAATTCATTCATCGTCTGAGACTCCGTCGTCTGTATTGTTTTCAAGGTCTAGTTCTAGTTGTTCGGGTGCTTCTTCTTGTTGTGGGTTTGCCTTCAAGGCTTCCACAACTTGTGGAATGCAGAACCGGTATGTGCGCCCCACCCTGATGTAGGTGTCAGCGGGGATATGTCCAATATTCACCCAGCGCCGTATGCCATGAACAGATAGGCTAAGATGTGCGGCCAGCTCCTCAATGGGCACGTACCCCTCGTATACTTCTTCAGTCATTACTTTCTCCTTACCGTGATGGTGTATTCCGAATTGATTTCCAGTCCCGGAGGGTGCAGGTCTGGGTTGTCTTCCATGAACTGTTTCATGTTGCCTTGTGCTACACGTTTCTCCAGTAGCTCGGGTACTTTGTTCTCTATAATGAACCGGTGCATAGACTCCCAATCTGAGGTCCAGTACTTGGCTCGTGTGGTGCGGGAGAAGGTGCCATGCTCGGTGCGTGCACTCTCAACATTGGCATCTTTGCAGTGTTGTAGGAGCGTGTGTTTGATGGTGTCCATCTGGGCCTCTATGGACTTATCCTGCTCGTCAAACGCCTTCTTGTTTTCAGCGCGCTTATCTCTCATCTTGACGAATATCTTGACCAGCCTATCTAAATTGATCTCTTCCGGCATTGTTCTGTTCCTGTTATTTAGTGTCGATGAATGGAGTATAGTGTGCAGAAGTGAGCTAATCAAGTATTTCGTTATACAAATCGATTAGTTTTTCATGGTCACCCACTTTGTTGTCTAGCATGGCGTAGACGCGACGTTCGACAGGTGAGCCTTGGAGCTGTATGACTGTACACTTGTTTTCTTGTCCTGCGCGGTGAGGGCGTGCGTTGGCTTGTTCGTAGGTTTCAACAGAAGATACCGGCCCCCACCATACCACTGTATTGGCCGCGGTCAAGGTTACACCGTGGGCTGCCGCTTGGGGTTGTATCACCAACACGTTGGGTGTGTCAGTGGTTTGGAACTGGTCGAAGATACGGGTGCGTTGGGCCGCTGGAACTGCCCCGTTAATGACCGCATTAGTTATCCCATCCGCAGATAGTTTCTCAGCAATTAGGTTGATGGCATGCTTGAAGGGAACGAATATAAGGACCTTGTGGCTGGATTCTGCAATGGTTTCCAGCAACACCTTGTACCGGTTGCTTATGTCGAATTCCAGTGTCTCGCCTGAGTCGGAGTAGACAGCACCACAGGAAATCTGGAGTAGCTTATTCATGTTGACCGCTGCGTTAGCTGCCGTCACTGACTCCCCGTCATCCGCAACTGCACGGAACTTATCTTTGAGGAGCTTGTAGTACTTGTTCTGCTGCGCAGTCATCTCCACGTGTCGGGAGGTGTACACTATCTCGGGCAGGTCTAGACATTCTTCCTTGGTAAAGCGTATTGCGGGTTGCAGTACCGCATGAACAGTAGCACTGGCTGTGTCCTTAGATACCCACTTGAACCGCGTTATTTTGTGCATTACTTGGTCTTTGAAGGCACCTGCAAAGCGGGGAACACCTTGGGGGTTAATGATCTTAGCCAGCCCATAGGCATCGACTGGAGACTGCGCGGCGGGCGTGCCCGTCATCATCCATACCCAGTCAGTGGGGCGCACGATCTTGTTGAGGGTTTTCCAGCGTGCTGTGGTTGGGTTCTTGTAATGCGTTGCTTCGTCAATGATGTACAGGTCGAAACCGCTGTTGGCTATAGCGTCCTTAACTATCTCCACACCATCATAGTTTATGATTATGAAGTCCGCGTCACTCTCTATTATCTTCTGGCGTTTGGCTCTCGGTCCGTAGGCTATGTCGACCTTGCGGTGCATGGCACAGGAGAACAGGTCAGCGCGCCAAGCGGAGTCCATAATAGACAGGGGGCAGATAACCAGAACGCGATTGACTATCCCCATCTTCAGGAGGAAGTCGGCGGCCCAGATAGCCGAACCTGTTTTGCCTGTGCCCTGCTCATTAAAACAAAACGCCCGTTGGTGCATGGTGAGAAAAGCTGCGGTAGTTTGCTGGTGGTCATAGGGGGTGTACTTCCCCGTCCAGTTATACCTGCCAAGAATGGGGGCGGGCACATCACGTACTCGCAGGTTCTTCAGTACTCGGGCCTCATCGACACCCCAGTTTACCAGTACTTTGTTGTCACCTAGGTTCTTGCTTTTTGGTATGGCTTCAGTGATCTTGTTGGGGTGTCGCACGCGCAACAACAAAGCGCGGTTATCAATTATTTGCATTGGCAATCTACCTGTTCACATATGCGACATTCGTCTTGTCTGCCTGCTTTTATTAGCTGCATAGCGTATTCGCGGGTCGTTAACCCTAGTGACTTACAAATCTTAACTTCTGTGTCAGACAGGTATATCTGTCGCTTGGGCACTTTGTCATCGATTATTTGCATCTTAGTATCGCTTTGTTTAGTTTAACGGCTAGCGCCATAGCTTTATTGTGCTCCGGCGCAAGGGATAGTACTGGTGTGTCTTGTACTATGTTCCATAACTCGGTGTTAAGGCTTTGGTACAGGAAGTCTGCGGCCTGTCTGTCTAGTACGTGATCTTTGAACTTCTTAATGGTGTGAGCGAGTGCCGTTGTTATTTCTGTCAGCCCCCCTTCCCCCGCGTACAGGCTGAGTCTATCTTTTTTGGCGTGAATCTTGTTCCATAGGGGGCGCTCTGCATGTATTGCTTTCTTCTCTTCCTGCTCAGCTTTACCCCGCGCAGGGTAGTGCGTTATGTCTATCCGGTGTATTTCATGGAACCAAGTAGCCCCTTTGTGCTGGGACAGTCTAGTGACTGTGTTGAGGGATATGCCCACGTAGAGCAGGCGACCCTCTTTGTTGTAGTGTCGGTATAGCTGGGTTGGTTCCATTACCTCGCCACCCAGTTCTGGTTGCGCCACTTACTGTTTTTCATAGCGAAGACGTAGCTTTCGTAGTCATCCATTAATGTATCTTGCTGGGCACCTTGCCAGTCAAAGCGATACCATGCTTGCATTATTCTCATCCCTCCTCTCCCTTCTTGTGGCCATTGCGACTGCGGTTGGCACTGCGACTTTCCAGCTTGTACCCATCCTTGTTGGTGCCCCCCTTATCTAGGGCTTTGTTATGTGAAACGTCTTTGCCCTTCCTGCTAACGCCTTTCTTGTCGAGCGCACGGCGCGCCCGCTGGCGTTCCATGCGTGCTTCGTGTTCTTTGGTCCCAACGTCTGGGTTGTGCTGCTTCTTGCGGTCGTTCTTATCTTTGTACGGCATACATCTCTCCTAAGAAATTGTTATTGCAGTTCTTATGATGTTCTTCACTTCGGCTTGCACGACTGGATTGTGCATCAAGGTGCCAAGCACGGGGGATTCAGATAGCGCCCGTACGACATCGGTGCCCAGCTGAAACCCCTTGTCGTTAAACGCAGTGCCATCAAAAATCCTAATCATGGCTGCAGCAATGCGTTTGTCTATCTCCTCGTCTAGAGTCATCAGAAGCGCGGTGTTGGATGCGGCTGTCCCTTCTTCAGTCATTAGTTACTCCTCCCGTTATGGTGGCACTCCAGTACCACGCAGTGTGCTTTACATAGCCCACTGGACTTGGGGTTCCATACACCCAGCTTGTAGGCTTTCTTCAATGACCCATACTTAGCGAGCCACTTGGCCCACAGGTAGGGTACGTTTTCTATGGTGTAGGTGTCCTTCACAAACGCGTTGGCCACTACATACAGAAGTCCCGCTTGGATGTGAGTTATCTGGGGCATGTGCTTAATCAGTGCGATTGCCATAAGTTCTAGCTGCCCTTTGTCTACATAGGCGGCGTTAAACGAGCCAGTCTTGTAGTCAATAATCTTGGCCTTGTGCCCGTTAACAATGGCAAGGTCAATAACCCCCCTCCACCACACGTCTTTGGCGAAGTACTCAACAGGTTCTAGGTCCTCGTTAAGTGCCATCCGGTACTCACAGAACTTCTCCCCCTCCATTGCATTTAGCTTGTCTAGTGCCTTCCTAGCAAACTCGAATCTCGGCTCCAGTGGCCATTCGTCCCCGATGTAATGCTCTGCGGCTGCATGGAACTCGTTGCCGTACTTTATCTGGGGTGTATCAAAGTTCTCCTTAAAGTCCTTGCTGACATTAAGGTGGTAGTACTTCTTTGGGCACTGGTCAAATGTGCTGATCTTGCTGTATGTCCATGTAAATTCAGGCTTCTTCATAAGTCCTCTTCCAGTAGTTGTGTTTTTTTCCCCGTAGGGGGCAAC